TTAGAGGTTCCATTTTGATCGGTCCTGTCTGGTGGTTGACAAAAGACGGTGATAAGTCGTGTCTTGCACTCTATGAAAAGCACTATTCAGCATACAGATATGCCGATGGACGAAAAAGAAAACTGTTCTGTGGTCCAGGAGAAAAACTGGTTTTGCGGACATGGGAGGGAGATGCTTGCTTTGTCTGGAGAAAATTCAAGGATGACAGCGGACAAACAGGAGTCAACTGCGCGGTGTTCCGCAACGAGTCAGCCCACCTTAGTAGCGAACTCATTCGTCAGGCGGATGCAATTGCTGATATCTGCTGGCCTGGTGAGAGGCATTATACCTTCGTCAATGCGTCACGGATCAAATCAGTTAATCCTGGATGGTGTTTTAAACTTGCAGGGTGGAGAAGATGCGGAATCACAAAAGTAAACAAACTCATCATTCTTGAGCGGTTATGAAAATTACCAGATATCCCGATATTCAACGACATTCAGTCTTTGAAAAAATGGTTTGAATAGAATCGAAAATACCAGCTAAATTTGTTGCGGTTCTATTCCAAATCGGTCGAAGGCTGGTATAATGAGCCTATCGAACCGGCTGGCTACCGGGTGCTATTCGATTCAAAAACTCGCAAACTCACATCAGAAAAATGAAAACACAAAACAACTATAGAAGGCTCGAATCCGGGGGCCAACACAAGATGGGGTTTCTGATGCCCCGTGCGGTCTTGTGCCCGGATTCGAGCCTTTTTTTGTCGTGGGTGAATTGATGAAAAGAATCATCTGGACATTCGTATTGCGATGGATTGAGCGGTGTTATGTGGGGTCGAGTAAATCGGGATCGAGCCAGGTTGTTGATTGCTGCCTTTTTATCAAGGAGCATATCAAAGATGAACACTGATATCCGCGTAGATGTTGGATTTCTCGATCACTGGAAGACCGAGACATTAATATCAGAGTGTGGCGCGGATAGTGTTCTGTCTCTCATTAGGATATGGATATTTGCCGCACAGAATAAACCAACAGGCAAACTTGACGGTATCAAGACAACGATGATTGAGCGAGTTGCCAAATGGCGCGGAGAAGGTGGTAAATTGCTTAACTGTCTAACTGATCTCAGGTTCATCGAACAAGATGCGGACGGGGTATGGTGCCTTCATGATTGGGCAGAACATAACCCGTATGCTGCACATGCGGAATGGAGAAAAGACAGGGCGAAAAAGGCAAACTCAGCAAGATGGAGAAACAGGTCGGCATACTCAGAGGATGGAAAAGAAATGCTACAAGGATACTACAAGGATGCTTCTAGCATTCAAGAAGAATCCTCTGGGAATCCCCCTGCTCCTGCTCCTACTCCTGCTCCTACTCCTGCTCCTACTCCTGCTCCTACTCCTTTAGTAAAGAACATATCAAAAAAAAAATATGGAGAGTTCCAGAACGTACTGCTCACTGACGAAGAAATGGAAAAACTGAAAGGGCGATTTGACGGGACACTTGACGGAAAGATTGAAAACCTCTCTGCGTATATCGCCAGCAAGGGAGAAAAATATAAATCGCACTACGCTACTCTTATCGCATGGGACAAAAAGGATAAGGATAAGACGGCGAAAAATTCAGTGAATGAATCATCTGGTCCGATATTCGCAGACGGAATACAAAGGAAAATACTATGACACCGGGAGAATTAAGCCGACGCCTTGCCGATATGGTCGATGCAGTGGTCGAACATCTTCTCCCGGCTGGCAAACGTGAGGGCGGCAACTGGTGCGCCGGATCGGTAAGCGGTGAATCAGGTCAAAGCCTACGGGTATGCCTGAAGGGTGCAAAGGCCGGGGTATGGACCGACTTTTCAAGCAACGAGAAGGGAGGCGACCTTCTTGACCTGTGGCAGAAGTCAAAGGGAATCACATTTATCGAGGCCATCAAAGAAGCAAAGGCGTTTGCCGGGATCGATGATACCCCTCCCGTGTTCTATTCACCAAAACCGAGGCGAAGGCCAGTAGAGAAGCCGAAATGCAAGAAACCCATGGATGCAGTCAAGGCATGGTTCGAGGGCCGTGGAATCACACAGAAGACACTGGACGCTTACCGGATCGGACAGCAGGGGAAAACCATCGTGTTCCCGTTTATCTCGCCACACGGCGAAATCGAGCTGGTAAAATATCGGGATCTCGAAGCAGAGGAACAGACAGGCAAAAAGAAAATCTGGTCTAACCCCGAACCTGAGTATCACCTGTTTGGTTGGCAGTCGATCAGCGACAACGACACGGAGGTTGTTGTAACTGAAGGAGAAATAGATTGTATGACATACCATCAACAGGGATTTCCGGCGCTATCTATCCCGCAGGGTGGCGGCGACGGGGAAAAACAGAAGGCGTGGATACAGCACGACTTTGAACGGCTGGAACGGTTCAAGAAAATCTACATTTCGATGGACATGGACGCGCCGGGACAGTCGGCAATCAGGCCGATCATTGACGCACTCGGGGTCGAGCGGTGTCATGTGGTTGATCTTGGCGAGCACAAGGACGCTAACGAAGCCCACCTGAATGGCGAGGTCTTGTCTCAGTACATCGCGGCGGCAAAGACGAGAGACCCGGAAGAATTGAAGCTCCTGACCGAATATCATTCTGAGATCATGGACGAGTTCCGCGATACGGGATTGATCGGAATGAAACTCCCATGGCCGAAGACATACGGGAAAATCAGGTTGCGGCCAACGGAAATAACGGTCTGGGCCGGGATCTCCAGTCATGGAAAATCCATTGCCCTGAGCCATGTTGCCGTTGACGGCGTATCCCAAGGGGAGCGCTTTTGTATCGCCAGCATGGAGATGAAACCGCGTAAACTGGGCCGGAAAATGTATCAGCAGGTGTGCGGCCATGACAACCCTGACAACGTAGAGGCGCAGCAAATACTGCGATTCCTGGGGGATCATGTGTGGATGTTCGAGGCATACGGCACAACCAAGGCGACGCGGATACTTGAAATCTTCGATTATGCCCGGCGGCGGTATGGGGTGACTCAGTTCATTGTCGATTCGCTGGCAAAGTGCGGATTATCGGAAGATGACTACAACGGGCAGAAAGGATTTGTTGATACCCTGATGGAGTTTGCCGGGAAGCATAACGTCCATGTTCATCTCGTCGTCCATGTTCGCAAAGGGCCGGGGGAGGGTACGGTGCCGGGAAAATTCGATATCAAGGGGACTGGGGCTATCACCGACATGGTAGACAATACCTTCATCATCTGGCGCAACAAAAAACGCGAAAAGGCGCTTGAGGCCGGGACTGGCAACACAGAGACGGACATGGTTCTCAGTGTGGTCAAACAGCGAGAAACAGGGGAAGAGCCGGTAGTCGGGCTATATTTTCACAAACCGTCTTGCCAGTTCATCGATTATGAGGATTCTCAACCAAAACAATATGTTTACTGATTTTAGGAGGACGAAATGAGCGACGACAAAGAACTGAAGCCTTGCCCGTTCTGCGGTGGGGAAGACCTGGATATAGTATCCTTGGCAGTGGTCATGGATCGTGATTGGTGGACGGTGGATTGTAACGATTGCGCGATATCTGGCCCAATGGGATTGGGAGAGGAAAAGGCAATCAAATCATGGAACACGAGGGCAAAATGAGCGATAAACGAGGATCGGTACTAGCAGAGGCGGCAGACGTGATCAACGGGGAGCGGCAGGACGTTTACGGCAACCCGGAGGATAGTTTTGAATTGATTGCAAAATACTGGAGCGTTTTTCTGGCACCAAAATTCGGGCCTGTGCCGCTGGACGGCGAAGACGTGGCAATAATGATGACCCTGTTCAAAATCGCCAGGGAATCGCACCAGCACAAGCGGGACAACATCCGCGACGCAGCCGGGTATCTCGGGATATATGCCGACATGCAGGCAAACGAGGATCATGGATGGTGCGGAGATGATCCAAGGATTGAATGCGAGTGTAAAAAGGTCGAAAAGGCGCGTGACGAGATTTTAAACCGGAAATGAATCTACCTCTGCGCGCTGCAATGCAATCGTCGCGTGGCGGTGGCAAATTCGGACGAATTGAGGGGGTTGAGATGGTAGAGCGATACCCCGCCGATCAACCGACCGGCGGGGGAATGGCACGTAAGCCTAGGAGATTGACGGGACGGCGATTAAAGCCGCCCGAATCCCCTCGCTGTTGGCGACGACCGAGAACTCAGCGAGTGCCGCAGCCTCAGCGGCCTTGAACGCGATCACGCGGGGGTGATCGCTGTCAAGGATAGTCGCGTCCTCTGCCACAAAGAACGTGGCAGAAAACATCCTGCTGTATCATCGGCGCATGTTGTCGAGCAATCCCGAAATCGGAGGCGTTGAGTCCGAGGGATCGGCGGAGGTGGCGGATTTCTCGTGGGGTATATTGTGAGGTCATAGTT